TATTCTCCTTCGGTCATTGGTTATTTAGTTGGTTCTTTATATCGTCTCCGATCGGTTCGTAATTACCTAGTGCTTCGATCTGTCGTTTAATTTGCTCGTCTTGTAGCTCAACCAGTCGTTCGCGGACGCGTAAATTGTCGGTTAGCTTGTACTTTAAGCCTGTGTAGTGAGTGATAAGAGCTTGTAACGATTCGTCATCAAGACTCGGTAAGTTGTCAGGGTCAGTTGTCATCGGTTAAAGCACTCCTTCTACGATGCTATCAAAAGCGTTTTGAAAACGATACTCTAGCTCTGACTCGGTCAAGGAAATCATGTGTCCTGTGTGTGTTAAGTGGATTCCAGACTCATCAATATTAATGTTGGTATCACTTCCGTTTTCGTTAAAGATTCTTTTGAGTTCAGCTACTGCGAGCTTCTTTCTTAATGCTATATCCACAATTAGGTCGTCCTTTCTAAAAGTAATGTTCTCTCTTAGTTTTTCCAAGTCTTCACGGATGTAAGTGAAAGGACAGGTGGATGTATTGTTGTAATCTTCTATTAGGTATTTCATATTGGTATAGGTATTAGTTTTTATCGGTTAAAGTTATGATCGGTACAAGTTGTGCCTTCGTTTTCCATGCCTTGCAAGCTTATATCGCAGTCGGTACATTTCTTAGAGCCACGGACAGGTACACTTAGTTTCTTGATTTCCTTGAGAGTTTGCTTAAAGGCCTCTATTGCTTCGCCTTTACTACTAGCCGTTCCTTGAAACTGAGGGTATTGACGGCACGCCCAAAGAATATTCGGGACGGTGTTGTATCGCTCGTTGTCGATTCTATAGAAGAACGCGATTTGTTGCCCGTTGTGGTCGGTTAGGTAGTAGGTTACACTCATCGGTTAAATTTGTTTTTCATTTGTGATACACAAGATGCGTTGTGATTCATTTTTACAACTTTTGATTAATAATTTATTTAGTAGGTTTAGCTAAGTGGAAGCGAAGGTTTAAACTAGTCGCAAGCCGTTGACCTGCAAGCCTAGCTTTCGCAGGACTAGCCGATTCTATCGTTGCAACTTGTTGAGGTTTGTCGTCTTTGTCTAGACAGATGATTTGATAGTCTTTTCTCATGTGTCGTTTAAGCTATTAATGACATCAAACGCACTAGAGATTTGATTTAGTTTCTGCTGTGCCATTTGATATGAGAAAATCGCTTCAGATAAAAAAGCTTTATCTTTCTTGCAGATTATCTTCATTGCGTCCCAATATGCTCCGCCCTTGCTGAAGTTTTCACGCTTAACCCACTCTTCAAAACAAGACCAAGTATTATAGCTATATTCCTCTTTTTCTCTTAATTCAAAGTAGCGTTTTACGCTCGCATCCGAAACCGTGTATTTAGTTGTAGTCATAGTATTTTATAAGTAAGGATTAATTAAGAAAAGATGATGCAAAGAACGATCAATCCCCATCCTCCGAGATATAACAAAGGGAATGAGTTAGCTATGATGCGGTCGAGTTTGGTTTGTTTGGTGTTGTTCATGAGTTCTTAACCCTTTCCTCATACTCCTTTAGGCGTTGCTTTAATTCGGGCGTATAGTTATCCATGCGTTCATAAGCTTGGCGGTTTAGCTCCCTACTTTCACGCTTTGATAGTCGCATATCCTTCCCGTTTCGATTAAAGCGGTCACTTAAGCGTTTATATCTAGATGTGAGTTCTTCCTCTAAGTTCATAGTCTTATGCGGTTGCTAGCTCAACGCCTTGGATAAGTTTGTGTAAAGCGGTGTATAATTCCTTCTTGGTACCTAAGTCTACAGTTTGACGAATACCACCGCCATCGGTTACCATTTCATGTAAGCCATAAGCTCCATAAGCTTGGTAAATGTGGAAGTTGCCTATTTGTGCGGTAAGTTTGCCGTCCTTTTTGATGTAAGGCTTTAAAGGGCGGTCTAGTTGCTTGTTTAGCTCGTCAATAAGTAAGTTTATTTGTGTAAGTGTTGTTCTCATAAGATATTTTGGTTTTTGGTTGTTAGTTGTTTTCTTTGATTTGAATTAATTCTTTAACTTCATCAATCTTAAAAATCATTAAAGCTTTAGTGGGCTCTGTAAGTACATGAAACTCCCTAAGGTAAGTACTTTGCCAGTTATCTAATAAAGCTTTCAATTCATCAATGGATTTATCGTGATCGACTACAGAGCCAATTGTTCTACTGTTTTTAGTGTTATAGTTCATATATAGTATTTAGTTTTGGTTAATTTAAAGTATGCTTTCCCACAGTGCCAAGCTTACAAATAATTGCAAATAAAAAAGTACAATCATGATACCTAAGCGGTCTAGAGCTTGGTTGATGAAGTCTTTTTGATCGTTAGTTATTGTTGTAAGTTGTTGATGTTGTAAGATTTGGCGAGATTGATTTGAGTAGATTGCGATAGGTAAGCGGTTTTGAGTAGGTAGTACTGGAAGATAGTAGTTGAGACTGAGACTCAATTGAGACTGGAACCAAGAAAGCGAAAAAGACATAAAGGACTAAATACACATTTAAACTAACAACGAAAATAATAACGACAGCATCATACTTACACTAAATAAACTAAGTACATAGATATTAGATGGCTCGCTATACACCTGTATATCACTGTTTGATCGTCAATTCTGGAGTCGAATAACATTAAGTTGCTGACTATCAAGTACTTACTATTAGACATAATGACTATAGTGCGAAGCAATCCCCCTCCCCTATAAGAATCTTGCGGGTACACGCGGGGGTAATTAACGCGGGCGTATATAGCGTAAGCCCCTCAGATTTTTTCAACTAAACCTTTCGACGGTGCGTGTCGTTTGTGCTACGTTATACGTATATGTTAATGGTAACCTTTACTGACTTTGATCCTATACCTATAGCGGAGCCTCCTGAGACCTTCCCGCTGTACGCCTGGGAGTCAGTCTTCTGGATTTAGAACGTCGGCGAGAGGTCGTCCATATCGTTATCGTCCTCTAATATAATATCGTCCCCTGTAAAGATAACATCATCTGTTTCAGTCAGTACAGACAACTTAGCGAAGTCCAGGCTACCTGCTATTGTGTAATCGTTAAGATCGTATTCACTCTTGAACCTATGTATAAGTTTGAATAGCTCGTATTGAAAAGTGTCTGTCTGTTCGTTTATATCCATAACGACTGTACTATAACAAAAGTTGAGACGATGTACTAGGTTATAAGTATTATACTTTTTTTACTTAGTGATTTAACTTTGAGGGTTGACAATTTTCCTTCGGCTTGAGATCGTTATAATTAGTCCTACGTAAGTAAAGGAGTAAGTACAACGTCAGTACAGCGTTTCGTTAGATGTTTCATAAGCTATAGCTATATCTATAAGGTTCCTTAGCTCGTCTTCTTTAAACGTAAAAGCACAGGCGTAAGCAAAGCGTAAGTACAGTGTTAACGGTAAAGCTACTATAGCTACTTGGTTCATTCAATCGTTACCTCTAACAGCTTTATACGTTTTAAGTATTGAAGGTTTCGTTATAACGCACGTTTTTAAGGATAGGTGTGTCTACAACAGTAGACCTTGCAATATTAAAGTCTAACTTTAGATTTTCTAATGTATAGCGAAGCGACTTACATCCAAAGGTTAGCTACAGCTTTGTTATTGTTCGTCTTATGGAAGCTATCAGTAAACGTTTGAAGTTCTTTATGTAGTAGTTCTTGTTTACGATCTAACATACTTTGATCTACATCATTAGCCATTTGTTCTACCCAATAAGCTATAGCTATAGATAGAGCATCTAAACGGTCGTCATGAACTAAGCTACCTCTATCTCTTGTTATCCTAGATAATTGATACATCAGCATATATCTAGTTTGTTGTTCTATAGGATATGTAAGAGCTGATTTGTAATCATATGTTATAACAGAAGGGTCTATGATTAAGCGATGGCTATTAAGAACTGGTTCTAAAGTATCTACTATACGAAGTTCCTTTTGTTTGTTATGACGTACCTCTTCTATAGTTACAGGATAGCTTGTTCTAAATAACGGCTTTATAAGCTCCATAAACATACCGTCACCAAAGTTAGACTCTATAACTACTTTATTAACTTTGTTATCCTTAGCTATAGCGACCAGATGCTTTAACGTCTTTTCGTCGTATCCACCTTTTATACCTCCAGCATCGGGAACGTATAGTTGACCGTTAAGCATTTTAACTACTGCATAACCTGTTTCATCCTTACCACGTCCAGAGGGATCGATAGAGAGTACAGAACCAGTATAAGGTATCATATCACCTACAGTATTAGAAGGTCGTCTATAGCGGTCTCCACTGAGTCCTACATTAGGTAGTTCTCTATCTGTGTTATCATCGTCACTAGACCACACTACTTTTTCAGGAGCTAAGTCTACATCTACATCCATTATAATAAGATCGTTAATCTTTAATGGGTATCGATCAGCATCTGATAGCTTAGGATTAAGCATGAACTGTAGAGCGTATCCTGTACGTCCGTAGGACATCTTGCGTTCTTCTAAGTCTAAGTCAGAGAATCTAAGAGGTTCTGTTGTAGTACCTATAGTGTCTTCGTCTATAGCGTCCGCTAGAAGGGGTGCTAGATCGCCAGCATAGTTGTAAGCAGCTTCTTTAGCGTTAGGATACTCAGAAGGCCATATACGAGCGTTGTAGCCTCTCTCTCTTAATTTGTTATAGATAGAGTCTTCACACTGTGGAGTACCTAAGAAGAGGATACGAGAGGTGTCTAAGGGTTTAAGGATAGCTTCAAACTCTTTTACTTGTTCGTCTAGCTTGTCCCGCATACCTTGTGTAGCTGAGTTGTTAGGGACTTCTACGTCGTCTGCTACGATTATATCAGCACGAGAACCTGTAAGCTGTGATGTTATTCCTAGTGACTTAACGGAGGGAGCGTGAGCTGCCGGAGCCGGGCCTACATCAAATGCAATCTTACTGAAGCGTTGGTTATCTTTAGGTTTTAATTGTTGTAGGAGGGGAATCTCTTGGATGATACGTAGAGTAAATGTAGAGAAGTCATCCGATCTATTCTTACTGGCTGATACAACAAGTATGTTCTTAGATGGGTCTAGCAGTAGCTGGTGTACTACATACGCACTACATACCCAGGACTTACCTACACCACGGAACGCCATGATTAACGATCTCTTAGGACCGTGTTGCATATACTCCGCTATATCGTATTGAAGCGGTGTAGGATCAGGCAGATTAAGGTGTTTCCAAACTAGGTATAGAAAGTTTCTAAAGTCCTTGAGCTTGGGTGGTATCTCGATGTTGTTCTTCTTCAAATGGTAACGCTTCTATCTGACTGTTTAACGCTTGTAAGGGTGTACCTAAGCCACTGTCCATAGTAACATTGTTATCCTTCAGGAACTGACGAGCACCGTTAAGTAGAGCAGCGTTGTACTCTCCGTGTTCGTCCATCATATCTATACTGTTCCTATATGCGTCTGCAATCTTGTCGTGCAGTTTACTTCCCTCTTTGTGACTGAGCATAGTGTTATAGTAATAAATCTTGTTATCTTTGTAAACAAAAAGAGGCGGCTCCTAAGAACCACCCCTTTAATGTATGATATGAGTAAACTTATCCT